TTTATCATTTCATCTAAGGTATATTGGTCGGCGGGCTTTTTAGGTTTTCTCCTGGGACGAGGAGGATTTACCGAAGGCTCATCCCTTAATATATGTTTAGGTGCTACAGTACCGCTTGGACCCGTACCAACAAATTCATTCGCACGTCTACTTCTAGGAAGTTGAGAAGGTGGTCTTATACCTGTTCTGGGCGATGTAACAACTGGAGGAACCTGAGAAGGTGGTCTTATATCTGTTCTGGGCGATGTAACAACTGGAGGAACCTGAGAAGGTGGTCTTATGCCTGTTCTAGGTTTAGCAAGTTTTCTTTCGGAACCGGGAACAATATTTTTTATATCTTCCCAAAATTGCTCCAGACCGCCTCCGCTAAGTTCTTTTGACTTTGTAGTTTTCTTTTTAGTTCTATTCTCAGTTTTTTTAGTCCTACTACCTTTTTTCTTTACTCTTCCTCCTTTTTTCCTACTTTCCATTTCACTTCTCTGAGCTTTCCAAGCTTTACGTAAGGCCGAACCGCTAAGTCCAGAAATAATTTCATCACTAACTCCCCAAATCGAAAGATCATCTTTCATTCCTTTTGGATTATTTGGGCCACCTGGACCTGATATTATAACTGGTGGTTTCCTCTTTGGACGAGTAGGACTAACTGCTTTAGAAGTTCTAGCACTATAGTCTCTAGTAAATGATTTTACCTTAGATTTTTTCTTTGACAGCGGATATCCTTCGGCTGCCTTTTTAATTCTTTTCTTAATTCTTTGCGAACCTATACGCCCCACGGATGGATGAGGAGGAGCTTTCTTTCCTTTCCGTTCATGAGTTTCCAACTCTTTTGTTATTTCTGCATGTGTTTTAGTTTTTGCCATTAACTTGCTCCTTGTATAGCTGTATCGGGACCACCAGCAGGAGAGGCAGCAATTTCCATATCATCTTGCCGGGTCCGTCTGGCCTGATTGCGTAGTAATTCAACAGCAGTTTGATATTGCTGTTGCCATACCGGAAGAGTAGTCCAATCTTTCATATACATGGTTGCCTCGGACATACATCCTGCAAACAGTGCATCATAGCAAAATTCACTAAAGTAATTACTGGTAGTAACACTTGTACCCGTGGCCGATGCCAGAGGTAAAGGTATGGATTCAGTTTGAATTTCACCTGTCAATGTAGAAGTAGGTGTTGGAACTACATAAATCTGTGTGTTATTTTTCATTGAATAGTATCTGGGATTGCCTGTGGAACTACTGACAGGCCAATAGTCTATTGCATATTCCATTGTTCTTTGAAGGAGATTAACACGAACACTGGATGCACTGGTCGTATAATTCACATTGCGAACAACACGAACACGATCATTCGGCAAAGACACTGTGCATTGTCCTGCCGTCAAGGTAATCGCTGAATATTCATCCAGACCTGAATCATCCAGATCTTTGATCATACGGTATTCCGTCTTCTTTACAAAGGCAGAAACTTGTGCAGCAAACTCCGTAGAATCATTCTCTGTAGTATTGACCAGATCCGTTTTAAGATACGAATAATCAGGCATTACTAGCCTAGGAATGCAGTAAGAACACAGCCATCGGTAGGACCGGAAACACTCACAACTCCGTATACAGGAACACCAATCTCACCCATATAGATATCAGAAGCTTCATTAGCCGCTACCTGAAACTGTATGGCCTGTCCTTCGGCTGTCTTGTTTGTAATCTGTCGCTGCCCTTTGATTGTGTAGAGACCAGCAGCGGTTGCCAAGGCATGAATAGCAAGAATACGAGTAACGGATGGAGTAGGACTATTACCCCCACCATTATTTCCAACCGTAGTATCCGTATCTATATCTACATATTTAAGTACTGCATCACCCGTAGCTATACCAACTTGAATATTTGTAGCCATTTATACTTCCCCTTTACTTCTTCTTACGTCTTGACGTTTTTCTCACTCTACCACCACCTTCTGTCCAAACCAGATGTGTTGGTTTTCTCTTTGGAGTTGGGGGTGGTCGATAAGGTTTTCTCTTCGGAGTAGGAACTACTTTAGATTTAGGTTTAGGTTTTCTTGCTTTAACTGAAATTCCCATTCAGATCACTCCTTATAGTAGTAAAGAGAGAGTGGCACTACACCACTCCCCCTACTAGAGTTACTAACCAGCACTACCGTACCAGCCACGCCAGTCCGAAACACCAAAGCTATAACGCTCCCGTGCCTTGAACCGAAGATTGCCGGTATCAAAGTCTGGCTCCATCTTAGTCTGAAGTGGCGAACGAACAAACATCTTGGTGCCGTTCGGTACATCAGTCTTGACAAACCACGCATCAGTGTCGGTAAACCGACGATTGATGTGATAGCCTTCAGGAACCATACCCATATGACGGACAGCATTGATAGCGTTCATATTGAAGCCATCATTCGTAGCTCCTGACCCAGCACTAGTTTGCGTATTGCCGGGGCTGCTCAGAACACGATCAGCTACCGCCCAGTAGTCAACTGGGATATGCAGAGACACTGCACTCGCACCAATCAGAATACCACGATCATCCTTGGTTTTCTGAATAGCAGTAAGAGCCGTCTCCAGAGTTGATTCCGCAAGATCAGAAGCCGCAAGAAGATTATCTTGCAGACCATCTGCCACTGTGGGGTGAGAGTCCGAGAAGAAAGCCACACCATCACCAATAGTATCAGAGAAACTATTGTTGAAAATATTGGCACCCTTAACCTGCTTGGTATTTGCCATCGCACGGGCCAAACCTTTGGCACGAAGCTTTGCAAACGTATCATACAGATTATCTTCCATTGCTTCCTCGGTGATAGCAAAGGCCAACGCCACGGTCTCGGCGGTATACCGGGCCGTGTAGCTTTCCTGTGCATCATCGTAAGAAACAGCCGCACCCTCTCCCTTGGTGGGAGCAGTTCCGAATCCAGTGAAGAGGACTTCTTCCTCAAACGCTCGATCAGAATTCTCTATCTCAAAGATAGCTTGATGCTCGTTGTTTACTTCTCCGTACTCCAATCCAAAAATGGCATTAAGACCTGGAAGGAGTTCTTTGTTAATACTAGCTCTATTAATAGCCATAATAAATCCCCCCTCTTATGCCGTTGAAGCCGTGGCCGTAACGTACCTGTCACGATGCTGGTTGATCCAGCACTCAACGATTGGATAGGCATCCGAATCCTTTTCATCAGGATACTTAGCCTTGCCAATGACACGTACAGCCGCTGTTGCTTCAGTACCAGAAGCGCCGTCCAGATAGTAACTTGACTGACCTGTGACAGTGCTGCCAGAACTTGCAGTTGAACTTACAGTTACATTATAGTTCTTTGTGATTAACAGCTCTGCCGCTGATAAAGACAAGGAAGCTTGAATGTAGTAAGCCTGATCAGGATTAGTGATCACGAAGAACTTGATATCCGTGGCACTCGTTCCACCGTTCCAATATCGAGCAAACTTTTGCTCTCCATTTTCCACATATTGACAACCCATGAAAACACCAGAGGCTTTCAGAGTAGCCGCAATATAAGGTGAAATAGTGGCAAAGTTTGCCCCCGGCATCACTACCGGGTCACCCGTGAAAATGCTATTAGTTGGCGATCCCGTTTGACCCGTTGAGGTAAGCGTGATCATGTCAGTAACAGCTTCATTGCTGTAGCTGCCACCCTTCATACGAGCAGGAATGAAACCACGAAATGCTTTAGTAGTAGACATGTTTCATCTCCTTAGTTGCGAGAATTAGTCCTGAAAAGTAGGAACTCTTCCTCTTGTTGTTACAGAGCGACTTGTATTGGAAATAGGCATACGAGAATCAGAACTCTTCATCAATTGTGCATTCACTGCATCCATCTGATCGTTGGCTTTTTTCTCGTAATGTTTCCGTCGAGCCGCCACTTTACCGGCTGGCATCTTAACCAAGGCCACGTCTCCACGACAGACCGCACCTTGATACCTGCCTTCTTCCCTCACGAAGGATGTAAGAGCCATCTCGGGAACTTCATCAGGAGCTACGAATACCCATCCTAGTTGTAGTTTCTTACCTACATTCTGGATGTCTTCTTGACCTTTAATGGAGATACGTATCCAACGTAGCGACATGCCGTCATTTCCAAACCTTGCTTGCACAGTATCTGGAATAGTCAGAGCATTAGGCTCTTCAAAGGTCCATTCGTCTTCTCTTGTATTTTCTTCCCGTAATGTATTACTACGTGATTCATTTCGTGTTGTCATGTTTCTTTCCTCCACGCCTAGTTGATGTTAGTATATTCGCCATCAGCTTCACTAACTTTAAGCTTCTGGGCGGCATACTGTTCAAGTGGTATTCCCCATTTCTGTGCCAACCTCACATCTTCTTTTGAGAGCTTGACTTTCCGATTTGAGTTCGGAGACGAGCGTGAAGCCCCCGAAACCACTTGAGCAGGTTGTGACGTATTTTCCTGCACACGTTCATACTTTTGAGGAAAAGCTTCTTTAAGCCTGTTGTTAATTTCCTCATAAAATTCGTTATCAGTAGGATCATATCCTTCTCCCTTAAGCTCTGCATCTATGGCAAGAGCCGCAGCCGTTCTGATTGTATCTTTACCAAACCACTCATTCTGTGTTGCCCATTCCGTAGCCTTGGGATCATAAGTCTGTTGTGGTCTGGGAGGTGATTGGGAAACCGGCTGTACTGACTCTGGCTCTTCCTGATAATCTGCTTTGGCAGAATTAATCATTTTTAAATCTGTCTGTGCATCATTCAGAGCTTCTTGAGCCTTCAAGAGCGTTTCCTTATCACTGTCCTCAAATGCTTCCAGATAAACCTTTCTTGCTAATTCTACTTTATCCATAAGTTGTTTCTCGGAAGTATCCAAGCTTGTCTTACTTATATCAAATAATTCTTTGTCTTTACTTTGCAGGTGAGTAGTTAATTGTTCATTCCGGGCGAGCAATCCCTGGATTTGCTCATCTCTATCTTTTCTTTGCTTGATGAGCTGTCTTATCCTTTTCTGAGCACCCTTGGTTTCGATACCTTCCAATTCTTGAGGAGCTTCTTCCGGTTTATCTTCTACCACTTCCTCCTCTGGAGGAGTATCAATATCTTCTACTTCATACTCAACTGATTTTACCTCTTCTTCGGATTCAGGTATTTCCACTGCATTCCACTCTTCTTTTTCATCACTCATGCTATTCTCCGTTGTTGACGAGACAAACGATTTACGTTCAGACAAAAATATGTCCATATAGTATTATATCACATTATATTGGATTTCCCAAATCAAGCAGATCCTTTTCCTAGATTAAAAGTTGGGTCCAGATCCTTGGGATCTTCCACCCGCATTATGATCTGATCATCAAACAAAAGAATAAGTCGAACACCCTTATAGAAAAGCTTGGTTCCGGCATGTTTACCATAGCAAACATAATCACCCACGGTACACCAAGCACCACCGGGAAACTTGTCCTTATCTAGATATGCCAAATCTCCTAGCTGTAGAACTTGAGCTACAGTTGTCAGATAAGACATATCATCCTTTGTCGAATCCGGTATAAAAATACCACCTTTGGTTACACTCTTTACTGATACGGGACGCACCAGAACATGAAATCCCGGTAACTCAGGTAACGGACTCGGATCGGGAACCTCCTCTAGATCTGTAACCCAGAGGTCGTTCTTGAGAGCCGCACCCATACTAACTTGTTGCATCTTTTAATCATCCTCCTGATAGATACGTTTTTTTACAATATTTGTCAGATTATCTCTGGCCCATTCTATTCCAGATATGGAGCCGACAAGCTGTCTGTAGTGTGAGTAATCTTCTGCCGAACCATTACCCAGTGCAGTCTTGAGTTTATTTATTTCAGAATTAAACTCAATAGTTATTTCATCCCAGATATCCATTAATCAAAGAGAGTATTCTTACGTACTTTCTTTGTCGGTTCTGGCATTTTCCATGAATAGTCAGGCCATTCATTCAAGACAGCACGTTCACTGCGAATTCCCAAAACTTCTTTCTTGAATGGATTTCCAAATGTTTTACTTTTACTCAGTACATGTTCCAGATAACCTTTACCCTTCTTCATCATTGGTCGTCTCCTTTTGTTGCGATATAGCCATCTTGACAAGAGAGTCCAGACCCTTCATGTCAAGTTCTTGATTTTCTTTCATGTTTGCCATGAGCATATCTTTCATTACCCTCATAACTTCTCGTTCATCTTCTTTCTTGATATTGAAATTATCCAGGGCAGCTTTTGTAATAAGCTCTATACTCTTCAGTTTTTCTTTACTGTCCCGATCTGCCTCTGATTTCTCCCTGTTGAAGTTATCGGTAACTCCCGTCTTGAGCATACCAATGATCTGTTCATTCTCTTCCAGTTCAAGTTTCTTGTTCTTGAGTTCAAGTTCAGCAGCATTGGTGGCTGTATCCGACTGAAGTTTTTGTTTTTCCAGTTCAACCTTGGCCTGTTCCAGGGCAACAAGCTGTTGTTCGGGAGACTGGGCCATACCCATAGCTTGGTTTGCATTCATTACTTGCTGGGCAGCTTGAGCCATTGCCATCTCTGCAATGGCAGGATCATTGGCTTGTTCAGGAGTTTGCTGGAGA